ATTGACGGGCTTGACAGATTGACTGGCTCAAATAGCCCTGATATAAACCATTCATTATCTGCAATCCCGCAGATGACAGCTTGTCTGACGTTCAGACAGCAATCCGGTGATACCGGGGAAAGAACAAACCAATGAAGAACGTACGTATCAACAAGACACAAATCGCAACCGCAACCGCTGCAGTCGAGGCCTTCAATAGTGCCGATGCATCAATCTGGATTGCCGTCGAGGCTGGCATAAAGCTTGGCAAGACATTGATCACAGTCACGGCCCGTTGCACCGATGAAAACGGCAAGCTTGATCAAGTTGCATTCGATGCGGCTCTTGTGGCCCTGAAATTGCGGGACCGCATCCGGGGCGATGAAGACAAGCGCACAACAGCGCAACGTGAAAAGAACGGCCTGTCCCGTGACAACCGTTCGCTTTGTATTCAGCTTGCCAAGGCCGGGTTGCCAAAGATCAAGAAAGCCTATGACAGGAAGGTGAAGGCCAACCCGTCATACAAGGCCAACAGCGTCAGCGGCATGATCAAGCTGATCAAGGCAACTGATCCGAAGGCCAAGGCAGCCGCCAAGAACAAGCCGCCAATGGCACTAGATCAAGCGATTGCAAACTATCTTGCCTTTGCCCGGAAGCATCACGGCATGACTAGCACCGAAGCGGTTGCAGCGGTTGCCAAGTTTTACGACAACCTGTCTGGCGCAATTGTTGATGCCGACAATGAGTTGGAAAAAGCACGCAAAGCTGCATAGCCTGTCTGAACTTCAGACAGCCGGGTCGCCCTTCGGGGCGGCCCTTTTTTTGTGCCTATTTTTTATCGGCCTGTTCCTATGACAGTAGTGGGGTGGCATGGTGTTGCAGCCTGTCTGAAGTTCAGACAAGTAAGTGAGGGGGGGTATGACAGTAGTGGGGTGGTGTTGGTGATGGTGCAGGGGTCGAAAAATAGTTTCTGAATGCTGGTTGTGTTTTGTGGTGGTGTTTGCTAATATGAGGAACATTATGGAAGTTGCATCACTGTGATGCAGCAGGGTCAATCACAGGTTGTCTGAAGTTCAGACAAGCAGATGGAAGGAGACAGACATGACAGACAAAGGTTTTGAGACAGGCAACGTGGTGCCTATCACGGTGGGTCGGGTGACCTCATCGTGGGTGCAGATGCCTAGCGAGGCGAACCAACGCACCAAGCGTGGGTACACATGCATGGACGTGGGGCAAGCTGACGCCTCGTGGTCTACCTATCTCAAGGCGGTGGATCAGGAGAAGCGGCAAGCTGTGTCTGCTAATCTCAAGGCAGTGTTGGAGCGTCACAAAAATCGTTCCTGACATCCGCTTTACATTGTGGATTGTTTGTGCTAAGTCTTATGCACAATTCGATATCAACTAGCTGTCTGAAGTTCAGACAAGGAGAACAGAGATGACTGAGGTTTATTTGGTGAACATGAAGCACGACAGTGCAGACTACACATCTACCCACTACAAGTCCGGTGATTGGATATGCTTCCGCAGTACGCATGACCTCAAGGCTGCGACTGACATGGCTGAGAGCCTACGTGAAGGTGGGTGGGAAGTGATCGTGCAGTCTGTGCTGCTGGATGCCAATGGGGGAGTGCAGCTTGATGGGTAAGATTGCAGGATGCATGTTCATGGTGGTGGTGAGTGCTTTTGTCTCGCCATTCGCCTTTATCAACTTGATGGAAACAGGTGGACCTATCTGGGCCTGTGCCTTGGTGGCATGTGGTGTCTGCTTTGGTGGCGGCTGGACGGCTGCTGCGTTCTATCTGGAGGAAAGATACGATGATTAACATGGATTTTGACAAGCTGCGTCTGCAAACATACATGGCGTATCAGGAGGACTGTATCTATGAGAAGCTGACGGCGGTGTCGTGGCAGACATGGAAGTCGGTTGTCTATGAACTAATGGCTACACGCAACCTGTCTGGTGAGAATGCGTGTATCGAAGCACACCCTGTGATCTTTCGCAGGTTCCACAACTAAGCTGTCTGAAGTTCAGACAAGGAGAATGACATGACGTATCAACTTATCGGCGTAGGCAACAATGCCAAGACCATCAAGGGTGATGGCGAAGAGTATCTGACTGCTATCAAGTACATGCAGCCCTACAAGACTATGTTCAAGGGCAAGGTGCATAACCTGTGCGCTATGGCAGACATGGCTGGGTGTGCGGAGCCGTGCCTCAGATGGGCTGGCCGTGGTCAGATGTCCAGCGTTCAGCGTGGGCGGGAACGCAAGACCTTGTGGTATCTGTCTGACCGTGTGGGTTTCATGGATGCGCTTGTCAATGACATTACGGTGTTCAGGCGGCGGTGTATCAAGAACGCTGTCCAGCCATGTGTTCGTCCCAATGGCACTAGCGACATCATGTACGAGAAGTCTGGCATCATGGATCAGTTTCCCGATGTGCAGTTCTATGACTACACCAAGATTGTCAAACGTGCTTACGCTGACCTGCCGCCTAACTACCACCTGACGCTATCGTACAGCGAGAAGCGCATGGACTATGCAGACAGTGTGCATCAGGCTGTGCTTGACACTGGCGTCAACATGGCTGTAGTATTCCGTCACAGCTTGCCGGACACCTTCCGTGGGTTGCGTGTCATTGACGGTGACAAGGACGACCTGCGATTCCTTGACCCCAAGGGCGTAGTCGTTGGCCTTGTGGCAAAGGGCAAGAAGGCCAAGCAGGACAAGTCTGGCTTTGTTATCAACTAACCTGTCTGAAGTTCAGACAAGGAGAATGTAAAATGCAGAAGCGTATTGACAACCGCCCCAAGTGTGGGCATTGTAATGAGGCACCGGCAGACGTGATTGAGTACGACTACCTGCTGTCGTGTGCAAAGTGCTGGAACGAGAAGAACATCCCAAAGAATTGGAGGGCTAAGAAATGACATACGCAGTACACATGCAGACTTTGGAGAACTATGGCGCACATGACGAGGACGGCAAGTTTGAGAGTGGTAACGCCTACTGGAAGTTCAAGGGTGGTGATACTTACCTTGTGTCTGGCGTTGACCGACCAGCGGACGCTATGGCATTCGTGATGGCGACCTTTGCTGTCAACAGTATCGGCGTCAAGGAGATACCCACAGATGTGGAGACACAGGCTGAGTGGGAAGCCAAGCTGGCTGATCTAAGCGAGGACTATCGGGAGTTTATCTGGGAGACTGTCAATCGCATCGACGTGCCGACATTCTTCGATGGGAAAGAAGCACCCCGCTATTATCATCAGGCTGCACATGCACAGGGAAAGGAATTAGTACAATGATTTATCACTGCTCACATTGGGAACTTGTGTCAGGCACTAAGAATGTTTGGCAAGGTACAAACTCAAACAACACAAAGAGTGTCCTTGTCGTAAAGGACATTGGGTGTTGGGTGCTGGACATCACGTATCTCAACGGCAAAGGAGGGCATTATTCGGCACACAACACTCGTGACGAAGCGTTCCGCAAAGCTGAAGAACAAGCGTGTTGGCTGGTAGATGAAAATTTTCGTCCGATGGTGGTTGACAATGGTCAAACGTCCTGATACTGTGAATCCTATCGCTAAAGCACTGCTTCAAACGCACAGGAGACGGCAGCAAGTAGTGCCAGACAAAACAAAGTACAACAGAAAGAAGGAGAACAAAGATCATGCAAATCAAAGTAGAAAGCATGAAGCGAGTGACGCCAAAGACTGACAGTCAGCGTGACCATTGGCGTCGTGTGAATAAGTCTAAGAAGCTTACTCGCAAGGCGCAGCGTCAGGCTAAGTTGTTTCAGCAACGTGCTGCCTGACCTGTCTGAACTTCAGACAACCAACATTGAGTTAGCCGCAATGGTGTGGCTATCTCACCCAAACCAACAGTAAAAGGAGACATATCATGTCATACATCAAAGTCAAAGCTATCAACCTCGTTCACGCACTCTCAGGTGCCAAGCCTTCGATTGACCGTACCAATGAGCGTGACTTCAATCACATGGGCAAATACTATGCTGGACCATCTGAAAATGGTCAGTTCTTTCAGGTCAATGATGGCAAGCACATCCGTTACTACGGCATGCCATTCTACAATCTGTATCGAATTGTGTCCAAGAACGGTAATGACTTTGTAATCCATGAGGCTAAGTAGTTTCACCAACGGGGTGGCTTTCGGGTCACCCCATTTCACAGGAGATTGTGATGATACCAATAACTCAATACACAGTAGACGACTACAACGTGACTGTCTTCCGGGGTCATGTGCGTGAGGATGGTCGTATCCTACACGGCATACGATCTGACGGGGTTCTAGAATGGCGTTTACCTAATGCCTTTAAGAACCACGAGAAGAACAGACGCAAACGTAACTCTGAGCGTCGTGCTAGGCGTAAGCGTTGGTTGGACAAATACAAGCTGCATAAGGGTTGCAGTGTCTGTGGCAAAAAAGATATGCATCCTTGGCTATTGCAGATGGATCACATTGACCCGTCCACTAAAAAGGCCAACGTCGGTGATCTTGCTACAGGTAGTCTAAAAAAACTCATGGCAGAGGTACGCAAATGTCGTATCGTTTGTTTTCCTTGCCACGTAAATCATACAACTAAACAGAACAAGATAGAGGAAGTGACATGAAGACCGTGACCGTTGAATTGAAGCATCAAGAACATGACATCCTCGCACAGAAGGTGGAGGATTACTTCAGAGGCTGGCATCCGTTTGCATATGGCACTAGACTTGTGCGACCAGCGTACTACGATGAAGAACAGCAGTGTTGGGTGGCTGCGATTACCCGACAGACATCTTGTGATTAAGGAGAAGATGATATGACAGAGAAAAACCTAGAAAACATGACACAGAAAGAAAGAATTGCGTATTGGGATAGAGTTCGTAAGGAGGAAGAACAAGATCGTGAAGATCGGATAAGGCAACTTACCGAAGAACAACGTGATGTCCTTGTAAAAATGCACAAAGAACTGAGTAGCGTTCTTTTAACTGCCTTGTACAATGATATGGGAGGCATTCGTTGTCTATCTGCGCTTGAACTTCAAGACTTGGAAGATACTATGAATAGGTTTCAGCGTCAGTTTAACTTGGAGGGAATTACTTAATGTTTGCAGAAGCACTTGTATGCTTGGCACTCAACGTGTACCATGAGGCCCGTGACCAGCCCTTCATTGGGCAGGTTGCGGTAGCCCAAGTGGTGATGAACAGAGTGTATGATGACAGGTATCCTGACACTGTATGTGATGTGGTCAAGCAAGGCCCAACATACTCATGGAAGAAGGACTTTCCTGTACGCCATCGCTGTCAGTTTAGCTGGTACTGCGACGGCAAGTCAGACAAGACACCTGACCAGACGGCATGGCAGCAAGCTATGTTGATTGCACAGGGTGTACACTCAGGCAACCTTGATGACTTCGTTGAGGGTGCAACACACTACCATGCAACCTATGTTCTGCCTGAGTGGGCAGAAAGCAAGGTGCCTGTCGTACAGATAGGTGACCATATGTTCTATAGGTGGGATTAGTGGATATTATTATTTCACTACTCATCTTTTTAATACTAGCAGCGTTGACTTTGTAATATCTTAGTGATATAACAGAGTAACAGTTAACAACCACGAAAGGAGAACTACCATGCCCTTAGACTTTACTTCAAATGATATCGTACCTGATCACATCAACTTCCCTGTGGAGTTTGAGCCAACCAAGTATGACAAGTCCAAGTACGTCATTAATGGTGATACAGGCGAATACCTTGGCATCGTCGGCAGCACCTTTAAGTGTGCCAGCCACGGTGACTTCTTCACCCGTGCGCACAATGCTATCTCTGAACATCTTGGAGAAAGCTTCTGTGACAGCATGAACATCAGCTTCGATGCGGCACGTAACAATGCATGGGTCAAGATGGACATGCGGATGCCTAATGTCCTTCGCAAGATTGAGACAGACAAGCATACCACTACCATTGCACCACGCCTTATTGCTCTACACGGTATTGATGGTAGCTGCTCCAATCAGGTGTACTACGGTGCTATTGACTTCTTCTGCACCAATGGGATGGTCACAGGTGACTATGACAAGATCAAACGTAAGAATACCAGTCGCTTTGATCTGGAGACGTTCATTGATGAACTTCAGCACACTGTGTCTGATTTTCACAACACGGCTGATGTGTATCAGAAATGGGCTGAGACGAAACTGCACACGGTTGATGTCAAGGCTCTGCTTGATACCATCATCACGGATTCAGATCGTAAGGCACAGAAGATGTTTAGCTTGTGGTGTCAAGAAGTCAGTACACGTGGCTGCAATATGTGGTCTCTTTACTCTGCCTTCACGAACTATGCCAGCTACGCTGACGAGAAAAATGGGTTCACATTGAAGAACACTAACAACGATACCGTTGCTACATCTATGTGGTCCCGTGAACAAGAGGTGGCTAAATGGATTGCTACCCCTCAGTTCCGGCGGTTGTCTGAACTTCAGACAGGTCAGGCTGCGTGATGCGTAACCCTGTTAGCTATATATGGGAGATGTTTGCTGATTGGGTAGACATCTCCCCTTGGCTGCCTTGGGTAATCAAAAGCAAAGTCTACTTTGTAGATGATTACCTTAGATGGCGCAAAAAGCCTAGAGGTGTTTGCTCCACCATTGTCAAGCCTCAAAGTTCTTTTATCCTGAAAAGATACTATGATGGGGAAGGCTTTGATCCAGACGGCATTGGCGATTACTTTTACACAACTTCTGAGTATGATGAGTACTCTTCAGAACAGGAAGTCCTTATGGATTTGAAAAAGAACATTCGTCTTGAATCTGGGCTACCACCAAAACTGAAAACAGTAGAAGAATACTGCCAAGAATTTGGCTTTGAAGTGTACGAAAGGAAATACTGATGGAGTTATCAAGTCTCGTGCAGGATTACTACAAATCCTACGATTACAGAAACTTACGTGATGAAACTAAGAAACAGTATGAATACTTCATCAGCGTAATGCTCAACACTGAGGTGGACGGACAGGCTCTGTCCACCTTCGACTACACATCTTTGCCGACACGTGTGGCGAAGGTTGCGTACAACCAGTGGTGTGAGAAAGGTATTCATATGGCTAATCACGTCATGTCAGCAACGTGTATTGTTTTCAATCACGGTCTGCGCATGGAGATGTGCGTCATCAATCCTTTCGCTAACGTGCGCAGGAGAACGCCTGAGAGGCGTAAGACTGTCTGGGGTAGGGATGATATCCAAAGGTTCCTAGACGCAGCCTACAGCGATTTTAACACCCGTAACATAGGTTTGATTGCGCACATGGCGTATGCTTGGTGTCAGCGTTTAGGAGATATGAGATTACTAGAGTGGGAAAGTATACATTTTGATAGTCAGACTATACAAATTGAACAGTCCAAGCGTAAAGCAGACGTGCATCTACCCATTGATGATGACTTGTGCGACATGTTGAAGCAGCAAGAAAAAGACTTTGGCTTTCAGAAGTATGTTGCGCCACGTCCATATGCAATCAAAGGTGAGTTCAGACCCTACAGCCTACAAAAGCTGCCCTTGTATGCACGAAAGGTGATGGATCAGGCTGGGTTATCACAAGAACTGCGGCTATCTGATTTGCGGCGTACTGGTACAACTGAAATGGTAGAAGCAGGTGTAGGTATGGCACAAATTATGTCGGTTACAGGACATGCAAATCCTAGTTCAGTAAAACCGTATATGAAAAATACGTTGAAGAGTGCAAATTTAGCTTTGACAGAACGTAGAATGCATGCTACAAGCATACAAACTGCCGCAAAGGAGAGTGAATAACATGTATAGTATATATAACACTGTAAGTGATATCATACTTGATATAGACTTATCTGTAGGTGATTCCAAAAGAGTGAATTGCCCTAACTGTGGTGGAATTAAAACATTTACCATTACCAACAGTGAGGGTAAGCTTTTATGGAATTGTTACAAAGCTTCGTGTAATGTGAAGGGTGCAACACGAGTGCCTATGTCAGTGGATGACATCAGTTCGATACTGGATGGTCGTAGTACAAAGCAGGATGAGACATTCTCATTGCCTGAGTACGTAGTTCCTCGTACCTACGACATAGCTGAGTGGGCATGGGAGTTGTACAAGATTGATGCAGAAGAACTTGGGCTAATGTACGATGTCAAAGAAGATCGTGTAGTCTTTCCTATCAAGCACGACGGTAAGATTATAGATGCTACTGGACGTGCTATGAAAAATATTCAGCCTAAATGGAAAAGATATGGAAATAGTGGCTTGCCATATGTGTGTGGACATGGTAAAGTCGCCGTAGTTGTTGAGGACTGCGTGAGTGCAGCCGTTGTTGGTTTCGGTTCTCCATCCTTTGTCGGGGTTGCGCTTCTAGGCACGTCATTGCAAGAGACGCATAAAGGGTATCTCTCGCAGTTCTCAACAGCAATTATTGCACTAGACCCCGACGCACTAATTAAATCAATAGAGTTCAGTAAAGAACTTAGAGGGCATGTGAATGATGTTCGTGTCCTCCGTCTTGAAGACGACCTTAAATATCGTAACCCGACAGATATGGAGAATTTACATGGAATTATCACTGATTAGAAGCATGATGAACAAAGAGTTCTACGACGATCATCGTGGAGCAAGATGTCCTGATCGACTGTTCAGCAAAGATGTGCAGAAGATTAAGAAGACTATTGATGCTGCAATGGACAGGTACGCACGTACTGTAACACCAGATGAAGTTGAAGCGTTGCTACTTTCCAACAACCCTGCAATGACTACATCAGAGAAGCAAATCTTTACTGGTTTGTTTCAGAAGATCAAACGTGAAACCCCTATGGGCGGTGACGTGGCACAAGAGGTTCTGTCTAAGTTGTTTCAGAAGATTGTGGGCGAGGACATTGCACGGCTTGGTGTGGATTACGTCAACGGTGATCGTTCTACCTTAGAGCCGTTAAGACATATGTTGGAGCAGTACGGCGAGGACTTCACTCCTAATCTCAACGTAGAGTGGGAGGACATTGACATCGAAACATTGCTTGCACGTAATGACCTTGAGGCACGATGGACATTCAACATCCCTACGCTTGCACGTAAAGTGGAGGGTGTTAATGATGGGCATCTGATTGAGATTGGCGCACGGCCTAACACCGGCAAGACATCCTTCCACGCCAGCTTGATTGCCAGTCCCGGTGGTTTTGCGCATCAGGGTGCCAACTGTATCATCCTCTGTAATGAGGAGGGCTATCACCGTGTAGGCGCACGTTATCTGACGGCAGCTACCGGCATGACTATGCAGGAGATCAAGAAGAATCCTAGCAAGGCACGTGACCTATATGCCCCTGTCAAGGAACGTATCAAGATCAAGGACGCCACTGGACGTGACATGGCATGGGTTGAGAGTATATGTAAGTCCTACAAGCCTGACATCGTTTTACTTGATATGGGCGACAAGTTTGCTAGAACAGGTGGGTTCTCTCGTACTGACGAAGCACTCAAGGCCAACGCTATTCATGCTCGTATGATTGCCAAGCAGTACAACTGTGCAATGTTTTATATGTCACAGCTATCTGCTGAAGCAGAGGGTAAGGTTCTTCTTAATCAGAGTATGATGGAAGGATCACGTACAGGTAAGGCAGCAGAAGCAGACCTTATGGTTCTGATTGCTAAGAATCCTATTGTAGAGGGCGCTGATGAAGAAGATAATCAACGTCATCTTAACATTGTTAAAAACAAGTTGACCGGAGTGCATTGTGTGGTACACTGCGAACTGGAAAACCAAACAGCGAGGTATACAGTATGATACATAAAAAATTCAATCCCGGTGAGTACGCTTTGTATGATCAAAAGGCAAAGGACAAGACTACGGAATATTTGCAAGGCTTGGGTTACCAAGTTGTCGAGCATCCTAATCGTTATGCACAAGACCTGATTGCAAAGTCAGAGATGAATGAGTTTATGGTCGAGTGTGAAGTCAAAGTTTTGTGGAAGACAGACAGCTTTCCCTTTCCAAATGTGCAGTTACCAGAACGCAAAAGTAAGTTCCTGAAAGAGCGTACTCTGTTTTTCGTATGGAACGAGCAGCTTACTCGTGCCTTCACGTTCTGGTCGGATGATGTCAAAAAACTGACACCTGTGGAAGTCCCCAACAAGCGTGTACGTAGGGGTGAGTACTTCTATCAAGTGCCGCTTGATATGACACAGATGGTAGAGGGGTAATATGAAACTAACTCTTGACGTAGAGAACACGGTCACACACCGTGACGGCAAGCTGCATCTTGACCCGTTTGAGCCTGACAACTCACTGACTATGGTAGGGATGCTAACTGACCAAGGTGTTGAGCGTATGGTTACCTTTGACCATAGTAAGGTAGATGCTGATGAGAATGGACATGTATTGGTTCAGGAGTTCCTAGATGCCACTACTATCTTAATCATGCACAATGCAGCACACGACTTGCTATGGCTTTGGGAATCCGGCTTCAAATATGACGGCCCTGTGTTTGACACAATGCTGGCAGAGTACGTTATGCAACGTGGTATCAAGGGGCCGTTGTCTCTAGAGGCTTGTGCTGAACGCTACGAGTTAGATACTAAGAAGCAAGACACACTGAAAGAGTATTTCAAGAAGGGCTACACTACTCGTGATATTCCGCATGATGAGTTGTTGGAGTATTGCTCTGCTGACGTACATGCTACACAGCAGTTGTGTGATAAACTTATGCTAAGGCTAAACAGCAATGAAGACAGCAGCTTACGTGGTACAGTTGATCTTACTAATCAGGTAGCTGTCTGTCTGTCACGCATATATCAGCGTGGTTTTGCAGTTGACACAGGCTCTCTAGACACTGTGCGGCAGGAGTTTGAGCAAGAGCGAGATGATCTTCAGCGTGATCTTCAGTCACACGTGCGTAAACTAATGGGTGACACTCCTATTAATCTAAACAGCCCAGAGCAATTGTCGTGGGTTGTGTATGGACGTAAAGTTTTGGACAAGCCGTATTGGGCCAGTGTCATTGACCCATACATGGATAGTGCAGATTTCCGCAGTCTTGTCTCCAGTGGTACAGAACGCCTTTACAAGACAAAAGCTACACAGTGCAGTGAATGTAACGGAAGAGGCAAAGTGCGTAAGACTAAGAAAGACGGCTCACCATTTGCTAACGCCACTAAGTGCAATTCTTGTGGTGGTTCTGGCTATCACTTTGTATCGACCAAAGAATACGCCGGACTAAAGTTTAAACCACCGTCTGCCAAGTGGGCTAGTGCCAATGGTTTCAGTACAGGTAAGCAAAAGCTAGAAGTCCTTGAGGGTACAGCACGTGCCAAAGAAATGACAGATGCAGTAGACTTCCTGTCAAAAGTTCGACGCCTGTCTGCTGTGGATACGTACCTATCGTCTTTTGTAGAGGGTATTCGTATATATACTAAACAGGATGGAAAGCTTCATGTCAGGCTGCTGCAGCATAGGGTATCTACAGGGCGACTATCTAGCGTTGATCCTAACATGCAGAACATGCCACGTGGCGGTACATTCCCTGTCAAGAAGGTGTTTGTATCACGTTGGGAAGGTGGCAAGATTATGGAAGCTGACTTTGCGCAGCTAGAGTTTCGCACTGCCGCATATTTATCACAGGATGGAGTTGCAATTGAAGAAGTATCTACTGGGTTTGATGTACACAGTTACACCGCTAAAGTTATTACCGATGCTGGTCAGCCTACGGATAGGCAGACTGCAAAGGCTCACACGTTTGCACCGCTTTATGGCGCAACAGGCTTTGGGAGAACGCCAGCGGAGGCAGCATACTACGAACACTTTACGAAAAAGTACGAAGGAATCAGGTTATGGCACTCCAAACTGGCTAAAGAGGCTATAAGCACACAGAGAATTACCACTCCATCTGGTAGGCAGTTTGACTTCCCTGATGTGAAACGTAACGCAAATGGCAGGGTTAGTAACTTTACTCAGATAAAGAACTACCCAGTGCAATCATTTGCTACTGCAGATATTGTGCCTATAGCCTTATTGCATATTGATAAACTTCTGGAGAACATGCAGTCATGTGTTGTAAATACTGTGCATGATTCTATTGTTATAGATGTTCATCCAGATGAGGAAAGAAGTGTAGTAGATGTTATTACACAGACAAACAAAGAACTACCGGGTTTGATTACCATGCGTTGGGGTCTGGTGTTCAATGTACCTCTGCTATTAGAGGCTAAAATCGGGCCGAATTGGCTTGACACTAAAGACGTAACATGATATAACTACGACTCTTAA